TCTCGCTGCTCTCCCACGTGTGGAACTTGGCCCGGGAGTGGGGGTACACAGCGAAGGAAAACCCTGTCCGCGGCGTGCGCAAGAACAAGGAAACCCCGCGCGACTTCTACGCCGACGACGCGGTATGGGCCGCGGTGCGCGCCGCCGCGTGCGTCGAGCTGCAGGACGCGATGGACTTGAACTATCTGACCGGCCAGCGGCCGGCCGACGTGCTCAAGATGCGCGTCGACGACATCAAGGACGGCGCGCTCGAAGTGCGGCAGAACAAGACCGGGAAGAAGCTGCGCATCCTGCTTGACGCGGACGGCGAACGCACCGAGCTAGGCCGCGTCGTTGACCGCATCCGGGGGCGCAAGGTGACGAGCCTGTTCCTGATCGCCACACCGACCGGCACGCCGTTGAACCGCTGGACGCTGCGCACGCGCTTCGACCACGCGCGCAGCGCCGCAGCGGATGTCGCCGGCGACGACGCGCTGGCCGCGAGGATTCGCGCGTTCCAGTTCCGCGACATCCGGCCGAAGGCAGCAAGCGAACTGCCGCTGGAGCACGCCAGCCGGCTACTCGGGCACACCGAGCACGAGATAACCGAGAAGGTCTACCGGCGCGTCGGTGAAGTCGTGAAGCCGACCAAATGAACAGGGCGTGGCGGAAGCGGTAGGATTCGAACCCACGGTACCTTTGCAGATACGGCGCATTTCAAGTGCGCTGCCTTAAACCCCTCGGCCACGCTTCCGAACATGAGACAAAGATCAAACCCCGATCTACCAGACGGGATGTACACGCGGCATGTGAAGGGCCGAACCTACTACTTCCACGCTAAAACGGTAGAGGGAAAACGCACGGAACTTTCCCTAGGGGCGGACAGAGACTTGGCAATAGCCAAACTGTCCGCCGCCCAACGTAGCATCGACCAAACGTGGGCGAGAGAACTCAGGGCACTATTCTACAGAACCAAGAAACGCGCGAAAAGTCGCGGCATAGAGTTTTCGCTCACCGTCGAAAACGTGATTACGATGTTCTTCGCTTCCGGCGGGAGGTGCAGCCTCAGCGGCCAACCATACATGCCTCACGGGGGCGAAGGGAAACGTTTTAGGCCGTGGATGCCGAGCGTTGACCGAATCGACCCAAACGGCCCCTACTCGTCGAGTAATTCGCGCCTGATCTGCGCATACGTCAACATCGCAATCAACCAGTTTGGTGAGGATCAGCTCGTCCAAGTGGCCGGGAGAATAGCCCGCCGGCGACAAACGCAGCGCCCCGGCCCCCGCGTGGTTAACTGAAGCGTTTCCGCAACCGCCGTGGAGACGACTGAAAAACACTAAACACGTCAAGCACTTACGTCTATTTGCATCGGCTTTCAAGTCATCGGAGAAAGCGAATCGAATCAAAGCCCGGCGCGGTTTTCGTTTCCGCAACCGCCCGCAATTGTGCCCTTCTAACCCGTTGATTGTACTTCGCGCCGGGAAGGGTTGCGGAAACAACAAAGGAGCAGTAATGAGCGTTGTGGTCTGGGATGGTAAGACGCTTGCGGCAGACAGGCAGGGAGTATGCTGCGACATGGCCTACACTGAGAGCAAGATGGCTGTGCAGATGCGCGAATCAGGGAAAATCGTTTGTGCTTGGACCGGAGTCGCGTGCTACGGAAGAGAGCTGGCCAAGTGGTACTTCGACGGAGCAGACAAGGATCAGTGGCCAGACTTCCAGAACGACAAGGACGACTGGTGCCGGTTGATCGTAGCGGACGCCAACGGCTGCAGAACCTACGAAATGCGGCCGTATGCGACCGTTGTCCACGATCCGTTCATGGCGTGGGGCAGCGGCAGGGATTTCGCCATGGGCGCACTCGCCATGGGCGCGGATGCGCGCCTAGCTGTAGAGATCGCGTCCAGGTTCTCAGCAACATGCGGGCTCGGCGTCGAAGAGCACGCGGTTGGCTAGATCGGGAACCAGAATGCTCTACGCCAGAGCCAGAATTGCCGCCGCGCAGGCAAGGGCCAGCAGCGTAGCCACAGCGNNGGCGCATCGCGCGGGCCAGCGCGACCTCTTGCCTTAGCCGGTCGAGACAAGCCCTGCAGCGCGCGTCGCGGGCCTTCTGCTTGGCTTCCAAGGCGCCGATGCGCCTGTCCATCTCGGGGGTCACTTGCCGCTGGCGCCCATGATGTCCGAATCCTGCGCCCAATTGCCGCCCGGGTCGGTGCGCCGGCGGCGCAGGTTGGCCCCGTGCTGATGCTCGCAGACGGTTTCAATCTCGACGAGCCGCGCGTGGGTCTTGCCGATGACGATGTCGAGCTTGTGGACCATGTTCTCGCGGTGGTCTGAGAAGTCCCGCTCGATTCGGTCGATGTCCTTGCGGACCTCATCGCGGAATTGCTCCAGCCCCTTGCTGATGCCGTCCAGCCGGGCCGCCTGTTGCCGCCAGAAGTAGGTCGCCCCGCCGAGCAGTGCCGCGCTGATTCCCGGCCAGAACAGGGACAGTAGCTCAACTCCGAGCGGTGACATGGGCGTGTTCCTGAGATAGGGCCGTGTCGATATCGCGAATCAGCGCTTCCCCGTCCGTGTCGATCGGCAGGTCGCGGATCCGCGCTTCGAGCGCGGCGTTCGAGCGCGGCGTGGTGAAGGTGCGTCCGGGCGCGCAGCAGCAAGCTACGTAGCAGCAGCAGGTACCCTTTGCTCGCAAGGACGAGGGTTTCGTACTCCAGCTTCTCGGACGGTTCGAGATAGCGCTCGTGGTGCCGGTTTGAGGGGGCGAGGCGGGAGTGCAGCACGGGCCTAGTACGGCAGAATCTCGGCGTCCGCCGTGAAGCCGGTAACGCGGGCAATGCTCGTCAAGTCGTTCGCCGTCGCCAGCACGTTGAACCCTACCGTGCCGATTCCCGCGGCGACCGCGCTGGTAGCGTAGGTCGTGGTCAGGCCCGAAATCGTCGGCGCCTTGACCTTCGGTACGCGGTACGGGACAAAAGCGGTGGTCTTGACGGTGGCGCCGTCGTTGTACCCGCCCTGCGCCATGTAGACCAGCTCCGCGTTGACCTCGTAGTAGCGCTGGACGCGCAGCAGTTCTTCCCAGTACGACGTTGCGCCGAACGGCGTCGCGGCGTCGCTGATTTCCAGCTGCACGTTGGTGATGTCGAACTGGCCGCTTGTGTTGCCCACCCCGCCGGTGCGCGCGTCATAGTTGCTGCCTGAAGTGCTCCGCGCCGAACACGTAGCTCGACGGCGTGTCCGGCACGTCGAAGGTATGGGAGAAGTGCTGCCAGGCCGTCGTCAGCTCCGCATTCCCGGCGAAAGTCTCCAGCGTGCCGGTCACGCTGTCGAAGTCCTGCCGCAGCACAACCGCGATGCGCCGCGGCGTCGTCGCGCGGGCCTTGTACGAGACAGTCACGGTGCGCCCGGCGCACAGCCGGGCGTCGGCGATCTGCTGGCAAAGGATCGAGTACGACGACGCCAGCCCGCCGGAGAACGTGGTCACGCGCAACGCGGTGTAGGCGTCGTCCTCGCTGTCGACGTAGCTGCGCGAGGTGGCCGCGTTCGCCGTCGAGCCGCCGCCCCGGTGGAAGTGCCAGCCGTCCGCGATGTAGTGGATATCGCCCGACGTCGGAATGCCCAACCACTCGGTCCCGTTCTGCTGCACGATGAAGTTGCCGTTCCGGATCAGGTTGTTCCCGCTCGAACCCGCCGCCAGCGGCCGGGGTTGCAGCAGCATGCCGCCCGGCGTGCCGCCGNNCACGCCAGGCAGCGCGACGACCTCGCCATTGATGCCGGTGAAGCTCTCGTTTTCGAGCGCCGACAAGCGCTTCAGGACAAGGCGTGAGGTCATGCTACGGACTCCCGGAAAATGACGCACCAGTTGTAGAGGCGCGCGCCGTCGAAGGCGGAGACGGCGGTGTCGCTGTCGCGCAGGTTGCCGCGGGCGCCGAGCCCGGCGACTTGGTTGGCCGCGCCGCCCGCGCCGTTGTTGTATGCGTACGACACCAGCGGGTTCGCGCCGATGGTGCCCGACAGCGTGATGACCACCTGGTTGTTCACGATCGAGACCCCCGTGATCGTGCGCGAGGAATCGTCCTTGTACGCGAACCCGTAATTCGTTGCGGACGCGACAAGCGTCGTGTCGAACGCGAGATTGCCCACGCGCCCGGTAAAGCTGATTGTGACCGTGCTTCCTGCGCCGACTATGGTTGTCGGCCGCAGCGGCTCCCACGTGCCGCCCGCTTCGACGACGGCGAACGCCTTGGCGTAGTACTCCCCGAGCAAGCGCTGCGCGTCGTTCGTGATATGCGAGTGGTCGTAGTAGTCCAGCTGGTACTTCGGGCACACCAGATGAATCTTGCTGTTTGCCTTGTGCGCGACGAGTTGCTGCAGCTGCGAGGGGAACGCAACGGTGGCGATTCCGCTCGTGTAGCCATACCCCGATGCGCTGCCGGCTTGGCAGATGAACAACGGGATGTCCTCGGTTTGCCCGGTGATGGCCTGCAGATCAGTCTCGAAATCGGCTTGCCACTCGGCCAGATCAACGGCGTAGGCCGTGTTGTTGTCCAGCCCGTCCTGCTCGCCGTGGATGCACGACACGCCCTTGTAGATCGCCAGCGGACGGGCGGCGAAGATGCTGGCCGCTTGCGCGAGAACCTTCTCGTACACCCCGGACGTGCCGCCCTTCTTCAGCGCGTCGTAGTTCTTGCCGCCCCAAGCCTGCCCGTGGAACAGCGCTTCCAACGGCGGCGTGGTCACGTTGTCGAGCACCCCGCGCATGAAGCTGCTCCCGATCGTGACGCGGCTTGGCTCAGTCAGCGTGGTGATGCCGGTGCCGAGAGTCGCCGTGTTCAGCCCGACCGGGCCGAGCTGGAGCATTTTCACCTCGTCCGGGTACGGACTNNGGCGACCGGCGGGTCGTAGTCCGATTCCAGCCGGTAGATTGGCGAGTAGTTGAAGTCGATAACCTCAGGGGTGTCGTGCGTCGTGATCCGGTCGCGCACCGTCGAGGCCGTACCGTCCGGCAAGGGCTGTCCCACCAGCGCGCCGCCCTTGCCGGTGGCGATGCTCGCGAGGTCCGCGGCCAGCGCCGACGCCCCGGCGCCGACGCCCCGGACGGGTCCGCATTGATGATGCGTTCACCGTCGCCGTCCCAGCCAAGGATCCCGTAGGGGACCGGAACCGGGAGTTCCGCCGACACCCCGGACGGCGTGGAGAGGGCAAGGCGCACGCTGCGCGATACCGACTCGGCGACTTGCTGCACAAGGATGGTCAGCCGATCGAGCGCGGTGTTGAGCACCTTCGGGTAGAACCCGCCGTTGTTCGTCAGCTCGACGGGCTGGAGCCGGGCAACCTGACTCGTGATCGTCAGGTGCTCGTTTTCCGGCAGGGGCGAGGGGAGAGTCACCGACCCGCCCGGCGCGGCGTCCTGATCCGGGCCGAGCGTGACGGTGTAGTCCGTGCCTTCGTCGAGCGTGGTCTCGTTGCCCGCCGTGTCGGCATGGACCACCAGAACGTCCGCAGTGGAAAACACTTTGAAGGCGAACGGGAAGGCCGTCGCCGTGTCGTTGCCCAGGTAAGGCCCGGCCTTGCGTACTTCGCTTGAAATGGTCATGTCTTGCGCTCCCGGGAGA